CACATCAACACTAAATCCAACACTCCCAGTAATATTATCGTAAACACGAAGATCCGAAGCTGATATTCCTTCTCCACTTGATCCTCCTCTATCTAAGTTAGTAATAGAAGAAACTAATAAATTCCAGCAATCTGGTTTAATATCTGATTTAGGAAATACATTGTACATAAACTCAGACCCATCAGTTAATTGTATTTCAACTTTATCTAAATCGTTCCATTCAGCGGTTGTAATATAAAAACCAGTTATCATACTTTGATCTTCACTTACGTTATTATCAACTGATCTCGCTACGGAAACATAATCGTATGTTCCTGAAGTTTGCTCTGCTATAGTAACAGTTTGATCATTTAATAAAGGATATATTGTACTTGAATCGCTATCGGTAGAATTAGATGTTGTATAATTAGAAGCTGCGCTTGGATAATTTGCACTATACTGAACTCCAACTCTTAAATTAACAGCATTAGGAACAGCTACATCATCACCTGAGACATCAATTACATTACCAATATATTCAGACGCAGATGAATTTACTCCATTTGAATCAGAACCAACTTCTGGGTTAGATATTAAACATTTTCCTAATGTTGGAGAGTCTATATCTTGGTTTAAAGAAATCCAATTGTCTATTGCTGATGAATCTGCTCTTAAAGAATTAAAATACCTATTAGGTATATATCCATACCATTTCCCACTTTGACCAAAAGAGCCATCTCCTATTCTTAGTATTCCATCAGAAGAATAAAAAACAGGATCATTTGTGTCTAAAGATATTTCTGCGGTACTCCAACCACCACTATCTTTTACATCAAAACTATTACCACCATCATCATAAACAATAATTAAAGATTCATTAGATAAAGCATTATTGCTTACTTTCCTATCAGAATCCATAACAAATAAACCTTTGTTATTTAATAGAGATATTGAATTTGATAAACTATTATTTAAAGAAGTTCTACCTAAAGTCTTTATTCTTCCTAAATTAGTTATTTTAACATCTTTTATATCGGAAGACTGAATTTCAGAAATGTCTCTAGGGTCTGCGTTTGTATTTAGTCCACCATGAAACCCTTCTATCTTAAAGGTTTGTTTAGGCATTCGATTCTTCGTACTCTATATCTTCTATAATATATTGCTGAGCATTTTCTGGTAATTCACATAAACTGCAATCGGATTCAGAAAAATCTATTTCGGAATTAGAATCATGGTCAAAGACATCTAATCTTAAACCACCTTCTTTACTTTCTAGTCTTTCAAAGTTATTGTCTATTCGTAGGTCTTCTTGGTATTGTTCCGATAAGGGACGAGCCTGTTCAATATACCTTTCCTTTTTTTGCATCCTCCACACTCCTTTATTTTACCACGACTAACAGTTTGTATAATTTTACCAACTGTGTCGCCTAATCCTTTATCGTTACCAAATAAATCTACTTTAATCTTTTTAGACATTAATAAGACTTCATCATCCTAGATGGCATAGATCCACCTTTCTTCATTTTCTTACCCATTTTCTTAGAACCATAACTCATGCAATCTTGCATACTCTTATATCCTAACTTTTTCCAATCTACACTACATTTTGCTTTACCCGGCATAATTTACCCCTTTTTTCTTTTTTGTGTTCTGTCTAAAATACTATCTTTTGATTTTAAACCTTGTTGTTTTGTTGTTTTACTTCTAATAGAGTGCATAACTTTACATTGTCTTCTATCGCCGTTTGTTTTAGCTTTTTTCATACACTCTATTAATCTTTCTGATGCACTACCTTTTGATTTTTTCATATTATATTTCCTTCTTGTTCCTCCAGTTTTAAGAACTTTTCCTCTACCTGTGTCTGGAGATGATACATCAGATAATCCAAATACGTCAGCCATTATTTCCAACTAATTCTTTTAGTGCTTGTTTTCTTTTTCATTGCAGAAGTACATTGAGACATTGTAGGTCTACAAGCTGGGTATCCTTTTCGTTTTTCGCCTTTACGTCTACCACAAGGTTTTCCTGTTTTGCAATCTATCCAACCTTTACCTTGATTGCGAGAAAACCATTTCTTTAATCCTTCTTTTGCCATTACTTCTTTTTCTTTTTACTTGAGTTACCCCAATTAGCAGCTCCAACTTTACGACATTTAACTAATGCTCCTGAAGCATATGCTGATGGCCAGACTTTATATCTAGATTTTACTTTATGATAACAAGCATCTTTTTTAGACATTTAACATTTCCACCTTCTCCTAGCTGCGCAGATTCTTTTTTTAGGTGTTTTTGAGCAACTTATTCCATGCATTCTCATTTGACCGGCTGATCTACTGCAATAGGATTTTCTTCTTTTAGCAGATTTACTTCCCGGTTTTACTTTACCAGTTACTGCTGTTTTTAATTTAGAACCCGGATTCATTCTTCTATAGGCACTAACACCAGCAGCTGTCATTCCCGCTCCAGATTTAGTAGAGCGAAAATTCTTTTTATTCTTTGCTGGCATTTTACCTTTAGACATTTTACAATCCCATCCTTACTAATACTTTTTCCAACTTACTTCTTAAATCAGTTATTTCTGAGTAAAGAAATTTAATATGTTTATCTGAATTAGAACTTTTTGATTTAGAATTTAAAACTACTTTTTTATCGCCTACTTTAATTTCTTTTTTATTAGCCATTTTATTTGCCTTTAATCATTCCAACTACTAACGATTGAATTACTTCTACTAATTCTTTAAACATCTTACCTTCTTTTTCTTCACTAACAAAAGGTATGTTTATTTTATCATTTAAAAGCTTTGAAAGTTTATCTGAAAAATCATCTGAAGCAATATGCCCAACTGCTTGGTCTTGCATTTTATCAGCTTGTTCTTCTGCTAATTTTACTAACATTGATTTAATGTCCATTACGACTCCTTTGTTTTTTTAATTTTATAATATAAATATATAATATTCATTATTCCAATTATAATACCTAATACATATGGAAGTAAGTCCATAAATAACAATGCCCCACTTCCAACACTTCCAAGAGAAACTTTTAAACTATCCATTAGTTTACACTATCCGATTGATCTTTTGAACCTTGACCATTATTAAACCAAGATATTTCTTTATTTTCATCTTTGTATTGTTGTTTCATTTGATTATTAATAACAATAGAATATAGCAAATCTAAATGTTTAATTAAAGAGTTTACTACAGGCATCTCTACAACAATTTTTTTCTCTTCCTGTTTACTTTGATGATGATTATATATGTCTGCTAATTTCATTATCTACCACCATTTCCATTCATCCTAGACATAATACCATCCATCCTTGATAATTGTTTCTCTAAATCTCCAATAGCTTCCATCATCTGTTCATACCTTCTATCCCTAACAGCGTCTGATTCATTCCATCTACTAATTAATTTTATTATCATTCCTTCCATATTATTAATACTTTCAGATTGACCTTTGTTTTCTACTTCTAATTCTTTTAAAGACTCTTGTTGTTCTCTAGATTGCCTTGACAGAGAGATTACAAGATAAACAAACATAACGCCTACTACGCCTATCATTCCTGCTTCCCCATACACTGCCATAAAATCCATTATTTACTCCGCTTTTTTTTACCCCAACTCATTGGATTGAGGTTTATTTCTTTTTCATAAAACTTTACTTTTTCTGCCAATTCTTCTCGCTCAATCCTTTCTTCCAAGATATGTTTACTAAGTAAATTCCCAATGCGTTTATCTGCATCAGCAAAATTAGTTTCAAGTGTTCCCAATCTAGTCTCAATCCTATAGTAACCATAGACGAGAGTACCAACAAGGATAAGAATTTGTCCAAACCACTTAAGGTTAATACTGACAACAGCATTGTCATCCACAATACCACCTCTATAACTTCTAGCAGTTTTGACTTCTTCACTCATTTCTTCCTTACTATTTCCCATTGATTATGAGTAAAACACCACATATCTTTATCAAATCTAACATGATCTGAAAAAAAATGAGATGTAGAATCTTGATCTACTACTTCAACAAATGTATACATAGAGTCTTCTGGACTTAATTCAAAGTTTCCAATTGACCATCCATTAGAACAACTACTTAACATAAGTGTAGTAAACATTAATATTATAACTCGTGCTAACAACTTCAAAGTCTCCATTTTTTAATTTTATTATTGTATTATTCATAACACCATCCATAAAGCCATTGCTGTCTCTACAAATATATCTGATAAAGTATTATAAGCCCACTTTTCTTTAGTCCCGTAAGGCTTGTAATTCTCTATAATCCACTCGAAAATCTCCCAAGCGATACCAAGTATCAATACTCCAAGAACACACCATAAATCGCTAAATCCACACCATTGAAATATCTTGCAAAAGAATGCGCCTGCTCCAATATGGTAAGCAGTCCATCCATCTAATTGACCTGTTCTTGTTTGCCAAGATACTAATGTTGCTAAAGGGTTTTTCATAATTCTGTTATTACATGGTTTACTAGTTTATGCTTACCGATAATTACCCTACCATTACTAGTGGTATGTTTATCTTCACACTTGCTAACATATAATTCTTCTATTGTTTCCCAACTATTACTTCTTCTTTCTACTTCGCCATCTATAGTTAAGAAGTATTTATATGATGAAGGGTATGTCAGGGTCTCAGTTGTACCATCTGGGTAACTCTTTGTACGAGTAGCACCGGGAGTAGTATTCCTGTATACCTTAATATCATGACCCTGAGCACACCTTCGAATCAACATTAA